TCTGAGGATTACCGACAACAGCAGCGAGGAACCACCCAACCTCAGCTATATGATCCTAGTTTAAACTTCTTTAAGGTCGATCCCGATACTAGCACTCAAACGGAAAGAAACTACGCTACTAATACTTTGATATTTAATCGTGAAATGTCTCCTGAAATTTCAAAGGTGTTAAGTATTCAAAACTCTAATATAGCTTGGGATGAGGTTTCCCTTCAGAATTTATCCGATGATAAATTATTGGCTAGCTTAGATCCAAAGATTATCAACTCCTTTCAATACTTAAGATATCCTGGGGGCAAGCCGGTAGGGATGACTACTTTGCTGAATGTCGTTCGAAAGCATTTATTGGAAGGGACGATTGATGAATTTGATTATAATTATTTTAGAAATGCTTCGTTAGGACAATTGGAATCCTCATTTGAGGTCATTGAAGGCTCGGAAAATCCTGAGTATACGGAACGCTTTGCTATTGAATACTTAGCTAATAACCTGCATACTTTTGAAAACACTAAACCCTCAACTTGGAGAAACTTTCAAATAAATAGAGCTAGGCCCTTAAACGAGGACCTTAATGCAGGGATATCAGTTACAACCTTAAATGGTAATGTCAATAACCTCGTGATACCAAACGAAGGCATTGACGTAGATAAGATCACCGAACTTAACCATTCAACTGTTCCTAGCGTGGGAAGCCCAGACAAACTTAACATAGGTAATGGGGGTGGCTACTATGTGCATGGTGTAAACATTCAAGGTGAAGGAGTTGCTGTTCCAAGCACTAACATTATAAATAAGTCTTACTATGCTCCTCCTGCCGTCAGGATGAAAGTTTTAGATATGTTGAATGTAAATCCCGCTTTAACATTTAGCGCGACTTCTTTAACTAACCAGCATGAATTCGCTTCTGGGGACCTAGGCCCGTCTGCTATTAAGCCTTTATTTTTCGCTCTTAACCTCGGATCTGTTGAAGGCAGTTACACGGATAACCCTTTAGTAGAAAATTACAGTGGAACGTATTCCCTTCTTACGGATAGCGAAGACATTCAAGTTCACATGAACAATAATGCTCTTAATACTCCAATGCTGTCGATTGATTATAGGGATCCAATGTATCGCTACATTCTGGATACCTCAACGATCACAGTATCCTTAAATGATTTTAATCTAGCTGCGTTCCCTGATCAAGGGTTCTCGTCTATTGGCTCTAGGTTTGTTAAGAATATCCCTTTCGGAATCGTGGTAACTCCTGTAGCAGGGGGAATGTTTAACCCGTTCAACGGTAGCTCAAAACTTACAAGCTATGGAGATACCCATACGAGATCCCTGTCAGTTCTTCCAGCTATGGACAGTAGGGTAGATGAGTCTCCCTTACCTATGTTTGAGGCGTATAATTTAAATCTAGTAGATGGTGTGGATCGTGTAGGAGTCTCAGAAACTGAAAGCAATCAAAACATTGGATATCGATACATAGAGAGTAATTTCACCAAGACCTTCTACTCAGCCAGTGCTAAAGAATATACGACAAGCTCGGCCCCCGCTTCCTCCTACGGAACTTCCTATCTTTTAAAAGACGTTATTGATTATCTCTCAGACACCTACAACTCAACAACGTTTACTTGGTTCGACGCATTTAGTCGAATGCCGGTGAGTCAGGTAGGTAGGATGTTTTACGATAGTGATAAAGATCTAATCCTAGATATTGCTAAAGGACTACGTAACAATATTACTTTCAATCATATTGAAGGAGGCTATGATACTATATCAAGAATCATTCCCGAGGACTCAAAAACTATTGTGAAGCTTAGAGATCGAAACAATATTACCAAAGTTACGATATAATTTTATTAAATTTATCTAGGTGGACTAAATACATATACATACAGGATTATTCTTATGAGATACATTGATGTAAATGACGAATTTGTTGGTCAAATTCTTGCTGCTAACCAACTTGTCGAGACTGCCGGTCTTTCGGAGTCTAAAGTTGTTGAGGAAGCTCAAGCTGATGAGCACGTTTGTCCCCTTTGCGAATCTGAGCTAGATGCGCCTATTTCCGAGGAGTCCATGAAAGAATGTGTTGACTTCATCCTTGGTACCATTAATGAGGCCCTAGAGCAAGATGGAGAGTTTCTAGAGGAAGCTGAGGACGCAGACGAAGAAGAGAAGGAAGAAGAGGACGAAGACGAAGAAGACAGTGACGACGACGAATCGTGAGGTAAAAGATGAGTTCAAGCACTAAAGAACTTTTAGCCTTAAGTGAGGGTATCTTATCTAATCCTACTCCCGTGAAGGAGGTAGCTGCAAAAGTTGATCCTATCATAAACGATGACCTTAAAGAGGTCATCGTTCCTAATTCATTTGTAAATCAAATTGTTGGGTTTAATCATGCTTTACAAGAATCTTCTGATCCTGAAAAGAAGCAAGCGTTGATGCCAGAGTTTGATTCTATCACTGAGGAAACAATCCTTAGAGAAAGACTTGAAACTTTAGTTGAAACTTTAAAGAAATTATTACGTGAAACCAAGGATGTTATGCAAGAGATGACTACTTGTGGAATGATTGGAGTTAACCTGTCGAGTAAGAAAGCTCCTGTCGTGAAACGTGACGATACTTACCCACCTAAACCTAAGAAGAATAATGGACTTAATAAGCGTAATAAGGGAAGCTAAGACAAGCAAGGGTAAAGGGTCTGCCGAGGGTAGATCCAAGATGAAGAAATCTGGCTCTAAGACTACATCATCTAAATCCCGAGTTAAGGTTTACGACTCAATCACCAACGCCTTGAAAAAAGGTTACGTGGGTCAAATATTCTCTACTAAAAATTCAAATCGTTTATACGTGATCACTAAGCAAAAGTGGGGCACTGACGATGAGCAAGAGGTTGGGGGTCGAACTGCTAAGGGATTCTCTCCTGGTTCAATCCCTTCCAAGTTTAAGGATGTTAAAAAGTATGCCGTAAGAACACTCGTTCGGCATGGTAAACAAAAGTCCGGTAAATTCAAGAGTGATAAGTACTGGTCTCGCAAACAAAAATAGGAATCATCATGTTACTCGTAGAATGCAACGTTTTAGAGCAAGTTAAAGTTATTAACGAAGGGACTAAGGGTAAGACTAAAGTCCGTCTTCAAGGTAAATTCCAGAAGTGTGATGAGCAAAACAATAACGGTCGCATTTACCCGAAGTCAATCCTAGAGTCTCAAGTAAAAGCCATCCAAGAAAAGATTGGTGATCGTTCTTTAGTAGGTGCTTTAGATCATCCTACTAACGATGCTATTCATCTGTCGCAAGCTTCTCACCTAATTACTAAACTCTGGGTTGAGAAGAATGGGGATGTTATGGGTGAGTGTGAGATCCTATCTACTCCCAACGGTAAGATTGTGGAAGCCCTTCTCAACGATGGTGTTAAGCTAGGTATTTCAAGCAGAGGTATCGGCAGCGTTACTGAGGGCATCAAGGGCAAGCTAGTTAACGAAGACTTTAAGTTGATTACGTTTGACCTTGTTTCTGACCCATCCACCCGAGGAGCTTTTCCTCAGATTTCAGAGTCGATGCGTGAGAACAGCGAGCGTGCTCAAAAGATTGTTTCAAAGCATAAGAAGGATCGAGTTCTTCTTACGATGCTTGAAAGTAAAATTAGCGAAGCTCTAAAGGGTAAGCGGAAAAAGCTTGATAAGAATAAAAACGGCAAACTCGACTCGGAAGACTTTAAAATGTTGAGAGGTAAAAAGAGTGACGAGGAGAGTATGGATGAAAAGTCGTTCCCTGATTTAAGTGGTGATGGAAAGGTCACAAAGAAAGATGTTCTCATGGGTCGCGGTGTAATCAAGAAGAGTAAGAAGAAGGCCAGAGAGGGATATGATTTAACCGGAGAAGCAAGCGAGGACAAAGAAAACGCTAGACTTATGGCTGCTAAGAAGAAGAAGGCAGAGAAAGCGAAGATCGTTCCTAAGCCTAACAGCGTTAAGGAAGCTGCTGTTGAAGCTCTAAAGAAAGTTTGTTGGGGTGATCGCTACGATGAATCTAAAATGAGTGATCGAGACGTTCAAAGACAAGAGAGACGGAGACAGCCTAATAAGAAGAGATTTGAAAGTCCGTCAAATTTTGCTGCCATGACCGGATCGCATTACTCAGACCGTGGTCGTGGTTCGGTTCACCCAGATGGGAGTATGCAGCATCCTGAGGATATAGAGATAGAAGATAAAAGAGGGGAAAGACTTAGAAAAAGAAAAGCCCTACAAGCTAAATTAGGCGAAGCAGTAAAGAAAGCTTTTAAACAAAGCTATTGGAGTGATCGCTACGATGAAGGTGTCCCTACTGAGGTAGGGAAGTTCACGACCCGAAAGTTTTCTAGGATGGCTCAGAAGAATGCCGCGTTGAAGAACCAAGAAAGGGAACGTATGAGAAAAACTGGTACTAAGGTAGACTTAGGTAAGGTTCCTGGAGTAACCGTAAACCGTAAATAACAATGGCTGTTGAACGCAGAACCGGAGAAACAACTCCCTCCTTCTTGAGAAGAAAGAATGATTTTTTAGCTCAAACTGCTAAAGAAAAAATTCAAGGTAGAAAGAGTCACAGGGAAGAAATCCGTAAAAGAATAAATTCAGAACGAAGAGGTACCGGAGGGAGAGGTTCAAGAAGAGGTAATCTACCTCAAAAAAGACACGGAGGTCCTGTAGGTATTCCTTCTGATAGAAGGTCAAGACCCCCCAAGAAAGAGCCTGTTCAAAGAGATCGTCGTCTTGCGGCATCTACTGAAATAATAGGAAACGCTTTAATGGAAGACCTACGAAAGTGGGTCAAAGAAAAGTGGGTTGATATCGGTGCTCCTAAAAAAGGCGGTGGGTATAAACCTTGCGGAAGATCTGAAGGTGAAAAACGTAAAGGCTATCCGAAGTGCGTTCCTTCTTCGAAAGCATCTAGCATGAGTAAGAAACAAAAGAAGTCTGCCGTTAAGAGAAAGAGATCGGCAGGCAATCCAGGAGGTAAACCAAACATGGTATCTACATTCAAAAAAGAAAACAAGAAAAGAGAAGCCCTTCAAAGATTTGGTCATGTCATCGAAGAGAAACTCTGTGCTAAAGGCAAAGCTGCTGCAAAGCGTAAGTATGATGTATACCCTTCTGCCTATGCTAACATGTATGGATCTGCTGTTTGCAGTGGTAAAGTAAAGCCCGGTGGAAAGAAGAAGAAATAAATAATATTAAATTAGGCTTAGTACCCTACATACCTACATAGAGGTTAATCATGTCGCAAAGTAAAAACATTTTAGATTCAGTGGCAGAGTATCTTCCTGAGGGCTTAGACGAAAGCACTCTTGAAAAGGTATCTGAGCTTGTCGCTGTCATTATTGAACAGCGTGTTGAAGAGCAAGTTAGCGATCTGTCCACCAAGGTTCAATCCTTTATTCGTGGAAACATCGAAAAGCTAAAGGAGCAAGCACTGAAGGAGCTTGAACTTGAGAACGATACGTTCCGTAACGCTCAAATGTTTGAAACCGTGCGATCTATGTTTGCTTTAGAGAACAACAACCAAGATGAATTGCATGGAATGGAAGTTCTTGCATCTCTCGGTGAACAACAAGAGGAGAAGAATCAGGCTCTGCTACGTCAGGTCGATAAGCTCCTAAAGGAAAACGTCAACCTTAAGCGTAAGTCTAAGGTTGCTACGGATAAGAGCATTAAGTTGGAAGAGACCATGCAAGCAGTTCAAAGCGAACTGGTTAACTTGCAGGAATCATCCAATGCGGAGAGGAAACTCTCTGAAACGGCACTAGTCATCAGTGAAGATAACTTCAAAGTGAAGGAAGCTGATGAAAAGTTAAATGAAAACCACGCTGGCCACGGAAACGAATGGATCAATCAAGGCGTGTTAGAAAAACTCAACAGTTATAGAGGTTAATTATGACCGCATTAGATAGAAAAGATTTACTGAAGCGTTGGGAACCACTCCTTGAAGGTATCGGGGATGAACACATCGCGTACCAGACCGCTCGTCTCTTTGAAAACCAAGCCAAAGAATTTACGAAGACAAGTCTGAACGAAGCACTTAGTGACGGTGCTACTACCACTGGTAAGATTGGCACTTTCCAAAAGTTTGCCTTCCCGCTTATCCGTCGCACCTACCCAGAACTTATGTTCAACAAGATTGGTGCCACTCAAGCCATGGACGGCCCTGTGTCGCAGATCTTCTACATGGGTAACTCGCGTGCAATCGGTGCAACTGAGCAAGTCATGTACTCGAAGTTCAACATTACTCCTCGTAACTTAGTTGCGAAGAAGATTGGTAGTGTTAGCTCCCCTGGTCAACTGGGTGTGTTTAACAACACAGGTACTGTGGATGCTTTGAATCGGACTGACGTTCAAGCGGATGGTTTCGACGTTTCTAACGTCATCAATATTACTAATGGCTCACCTTCGACCACGATGGGCGGTAAGCTCGCTTCGTTCCCTGTGGACACTACGATCTTGGGTTACTCGGTTTCGTCTGGTGAAAGACTGAAGAACGCTGAGATTCCTGAAGTCAACATGCACATTCAAAAGCAGACCGTCCAAGCGCGTGAGCGTAAGATGCGTGCTCTGTGGACCCTGGAAGCTGCACAAGACCTTAAGGCATACCATAACCTTGATATGGAAGCCGAGTTAACGGACTTGCTTTCGAAGGAAATGAACCTTGAGATTGACCGCGAGCTTATCGAAGACATTCGCATGATCGCTTATGGTCCTGCTGCTCTTACTGGACCATTCGGTGGTTGGTACTTAGAGTCACTTTATCAAGGTGGTGCTGACCAATTCCCTGGAATTGGTGGTACTGCGGGTGCTCAACCAAACACTAACCCTGGTGGCACGTTTGTCGCTGGCTCGTATGAGTATGATTTCTCAACCGCTCTGAAGGCTGAGGAACAGGCAATTGGTGCTGGCGATGACGGTATCAACCGTAGGTACTCCAACATCTACGTCATGGATCTGAACCACTTTGCAGTCACGGGCACTGGATCGGCTTTTGCTCCGCAAACGCTGGGTCACATCTACTCGAATGTCCTTGCTATGATTAACTTTGCAAGCACTGACATTTACCGCACGACTCTTAGAGGTCCGGGTAACGTGATCATTACGTCTCCTGTCATCGCTTCGATGCTTGAGTCGGCTGCGAAGCTTGAAGGTGGTCTTCCTGAGAAGCTGGGTCCGACCAACATGCAGGGTAGCCAGATTCAATACGCTGGTAAGTTCGCAGGTAAGTACGATCTGGTCATCGATCCGATGTTCCCAGAGGATGAAATCATTGTTGGTTACAAGGGTAGCAACGCAATGGATGCTGGCTTCTTCTACTGCCCTTACATCCCGGTTCAGCCGCTGGATACGGTGGTGGATCCTGAGACCTTCCAACCGAGAAAGGGTATCCTGACTCGCTACGGCAAGGTTGCAGTCCAACCAGCATCGCGCTTCTACCGCGTGATCCGATTGATCGGCACTGGTTCTGATTACCTCACCCCAGAAGTCTTCAGACAAACGTCAGCAGGCGGCTTAGGTAACACATTCCCAGACGGGTATGACACTCACGGTCCAGCCTAATAGCTGTTAGCTAAACAACGAAGGAAGGACTCAGTTTTATACTGAGTCCTTTTTTCATTTCTAGGGTAAATATAGTTAACATGGGTGATAAAATAGGAATACCAATTGTTAGATCTTACGGATCATCTTATGGCACTTACGGTGGTAACAAGCTCAAAGACTATAAGAGTCCTAAAGATACTGACCTAAACAACAAAGACTTTAAAAATGTAAACGAATTCAAGCAATTCAACCGCACGATTAAAGATTACGTTCTAGCTAAATTAGGCCATCCTGTTATTGATGTCGAGCTTGATGACTTTCAAATACAAATATGTGTTGACGAAGCTATTTCCAAGTTAGAGTATCATGCTCCTGATTGGATGACTCAATATGCCGTCTTTGATACTTCAGCAAATATCAATGTGTACGAGCTTCCACCTGAGATTGCCGACAACCTAAATGATGTTTGGTATAGACGAGACTTCTTTAAATTCGGAGCAAGCCCAGGATCCCTTGAGTATGATCTTAGTATCATGTTCTTTACGAATACTGGTTTATTTAATAATTATAATGTTAGTCAGTATTTGCTAATGCAGCAATACCTAAAGCAGGTTAAGAATGTGCTAGGTCAGATGTCTACGTGGCAGTTGGTAAATAATAAGTTTCTTCACATATTCCCAAAGCCTCAAGAAAATGATGAATCTGTGCTCTTAGAGTTTCGAGCTTTTGATCCTAATACTCTTCATCATGCTTACAAAAGTTGGCTACAGAGATATACTCTAGCGTTGTCTAAGGAGATCTTAGGAGGCATTAGAGGCAAGTATCAAACTCTTCCTGGACCTGGAGGAGGAACGAGGTTGAATGGCAACGAACTCATTGCAGAGGCTCAGAAGGACAAGGAGGCTCTGCTTGAAGAATTAATGAATGAGATCGAAGGTCCGCCTTTGTTTGATATCTTCTAATGTCTAGATTTAAAGTAAACACACCTCCTACGAATTTCCCAGAGGAAAGGGATACAAGGCTATCACTCTTTAAGAAGAAGAATGATAAGAACTTGTTTAACATGGTAGATGCTGAAAATATTAAGTTATCAGGATCTCGTGTAAAGGTATTTGAGTATATTCCATCGGAGGATATAGATGATGTTTATCAGGAGTCTAGACAAAAGGCAATCGCTCAAGAGCCTGTTACATTATGGGCACACTATGATCCTCGTCCTGTCGAAGAAAATCTTTCTCAGTTCGGGGTTGAAATGCAAATTGATCAAGTGTTTGTATTCAATAAATCCTACACTGAAAACTCATTAGGTCGTTCAATATCTATTGGAGATGTATTACAACCTGAATTTCAAGAAATGAAGTTTGAAGTATTTGAGGTTCAAGAGGATAGCTTTGAAGCCTATGGAGTCTACCACTTAATGGTCCATGCTAAACTTCTCCGGGATACCCAAGACATTCATAATCAGGATTTCTTTGATCGCCCTGAACAAACTGGAGGCAGGTACTAATGAGAGATAAGGATAACCTATATATTAGGAATCAGATCGTTGATCTTACGACTACTAAGCTTCTGCCAGTAATTGATAACGTTTACAAGGAGAGCCTAAGAAGCATGTTGCATACTTTTGGAAGTATGTACTACATTGATGGTAACAGTAATCGTATCAAAGTTAACTGCTCTCATGGAAACCCAGAACGCATAGCGGGTCGTATTAAATCAGATAACACTCTAATACTTCCAATGCTTACTATTGTGGAGACACAAACGGAAAGCGACTCTGAGCGAATGCGTTACCAGAATATTGTCAGTGAAACTCATTGGGATCCTGATAAGCTTAGGGCTACTAGAGTTCTAAGCCTACCTCCAAGACCTATCAATATTACTTACGAAGTAAATATATGGGCTAAGTATAAGGCTGATATGGACATGCTTAGAGCTAATATATTCTCTATGTTTAGTCCTGATATAAACATAGAAACTCAATACTCGGTTCACAATAAAGCATTTATTAATAGTGAAAGAGAAGTTGGAACATTAACTGCTTCGGATACCGACGATAGGATCCTTCAAAAGACTATTAGTGTAACGTTAGAAACATATATTCCAAGTCCTAAATTCTTCTTTACAAACACTGGTGAGATTAAAGAGTTCGGCGTTTAATAAATTCGATGTCGCTTAACATTAACATTGATGAATCTCGGCCAAGCCCTAATGCTAAACCGGCACCTCCTCCTTCTAGAAGGGGTAATCTAACCTTTATAGCTGATATTCAAGAACGTGCCCGCCCAGACGTACTTAAAAACTTTAATAGAGGTGCTGATGAAGTTGTAGAGCCTTCACTTCCTGTTCCTGCTCCTCCTGATCCGGGGCCTTCAGTTGGCGTATCCCTTGAGACGCTCCCAGTATCCCTTGAAATACTGAGTCTTGGCTTTAAGGGTGCGAATACCTTCCTCAGTTTAGCTACTATTTCGTCAACTTTAACTGTTAGTGCAGACTTCGCTTCTAGTGATAATAGTCTTCGAAGAGATCTTGGAAACGTAGTTACAACCCTAACAGTAAGTGCAGATTTCTTATCTGCAAGCAACGTTCGAAAGGATCTTGGGAGCGTATCAACTACTCTAACTGTTAGCGCAGACTTCTTAGCGGCAGAAAATGTTAGAAAGAATTTAGGTCAAGTAGATGTTTCTCTTGAAGCAAGTTCATTATCGATTGGAACTAATACTAACCTCGGAAATGTATTCACTACCTTGTCAGCAAGTAGCATCTCTCTGGCTGACCAAGTAGCCCTTGGAACTGTCTCAAATACTCTCACAGTTAGCGCAGACTTCTTGGCAACAGCTAATCAAAGGAAGGCTTTAGATCTCGTTGAAATGAATCTTGAAGCTAGTGGGCTGTCGCTTGCCACTGACGTTGGAAGTCTTGAAAGGATCGATACTACCCTTGAGGCTAACGTTCTATCCTTGAACACCGATCTTATCTTCTCGCTGCCTGATAACATGGAGACTCCTCCAGATGTCGATCCTTAGGTAATAATTTAAGAGCGGTTTAATTAGCGTTTATAGCTAAATAAAGTAGGAGTTATATACTATGTGGACTAACTTAGGAAAACAACGGATGTTCGAAGAGTTCTTCGAAGCCAGTAGCGTACACACCGATTTTAGGTTACAGTTAGCATCAGCTACTGCACCGACGAATTCGAACGGAACTTGGAATCCCAATGTCAGTAGCACTTCTCAAGTTGGGTTAGTATCCTCTTTGACGGTAAATACTTCTGGGTTAGTAGTTCCTAGATCAACTGTGACTACGTCAGGGTTTGATGTTTCTAGTGGAGTGCAGTTAGGGGCAAGCGCAGCTAGAGCAGTGCTGGTAACTGCGGGTGATGTGTATCAGTATTCAGGAACCATTACAGGTGCTAGGTATGTGTTACTGACTGAAAGTAAAGCAACAGATACTTTTGTTGCGAATGCTGCGGAGATTTATGCTTGGTGGGATATTGGAAGTGATACTACTATATCTGATGGTAATACTTTAACAATTACTAATCTATCACTTCAAGGAAATTAACCATTTTTAAATCTATTTGTTAGTAAATATAGTAGGAGAATTAATATGAAAGTCGTAAGGAACACTAGCATGGAAGGATTTAGTATCCCATTTGGGACTTCTGAAGGTGTTAAGACTTTCTTCTTAGCTCCTAAACAACAAGTCGAAGTTCCTTCTAACTGGAAGAGTAGAGTTGCTGAGAACCTAGTTCATCGTAGAATGGTTAAGATAGCACACACCCCTGATCCAATCCCAACTCCCGTAACTCAATCACCACTTAAAAGGTTTAAAAGCCCAAAGAGTAATTAATCATGGCAATACCAACCAGTCCATCTGTTGTAGTTCTTGAAAACGATATTTCGATTTATACTCCAAATATCAATTCAAGTGTTGTAGGCTTAGTAGGCTTCGCTAATAAAGGCCCCATCAATGAGGCCACGCTCGTAACGAGCCAGGAAAACCTCATTAGATTGTTTGGAAGACCAGACACCGATCTTGCCGGTCAAGGTCTTGAAGGTGCTCTTGAGATTCTGGAGGCTACTAACCAACTTTACTTTGTTAGAGGTATTGACTCTACTAAGACCACCGCTTATGCTTTGGCCAATGTGGACGTAGGAGCTTCTCCTGCTGTGTATGTAAGTGGTTATGTTCCCTCAACTGCCACTTCGTCAATCTACTACGCAGTTAAAAACAATGCGGGAACTCTTACTACAACGGGAACTGTTGAGCTTGTAAGTTCTACGGCTAATACGACTAAGGCTCAAATCTTTGAAGCTGCTTTTGATCCTGGTTTAGTAGGCGCACAAGACGTGTTTGCTCACATAGTTGGAACTGACGTATACCTAGCTTCTAAGTATGCTGGATCCGGTGCTACGCTTCAAGTTTCTGCTGCTGGTGACTTTGGTTTCTCATCACTAAATGTCAGTGGTGCTGCTAAGGCTGCTGGAGCGGCTGCTAATCTCACTGTAAGTGGGTTTACTGCTTCAAACGTAGACTTGGTTGTTAACTCAAACTACCCAGGTGCAGGATACAACCTCACTACTACTAATGCTGGTGAGACGCGAGGAGTTTCAATTGAAATTGATAACATCTCCACTCGGGATCGTTTGATAGTTAACAGTGATGGCGCACAAGTTGAATCTTTCAATGAGATTGAACTTAGTCCTTCTAGCATAGACTCTGTTGAGTTTATACTTAACACTACGCTACTTAACAACCAATCGGAATACGTATTTGCAGACCTTGAAAAGGTAGGGGTGGCCTACGCTGCTCCAAACCAATTTGGGTCGGTTACTCCTGCGGCTGGATTTGCCGGTAATGGTGAAGATTCTGCGGTAGGAACCCCCAGGTTCTTAAAGGTTATTGAAGGAACGTATAGTTTAGCCAATGGTGATAGTGGTGGTACTGCTGCTAGTTCTTTGGTCGGCACCACCTCTCCTAAGACAGGTATCTACGCCCTTGACGATGATACCTTAAACATCTCAATTGGTCTTATCCCTGGAGTTACTGATGATGCTGTTCAAAACGCTTTCATCTCTTTAGCTGAAACCTCTAAGAACTTCATGGCAATTGTTGCTCCTCCTTATGCTGTGGGTGAAGTTCAAGATGCAACTAAGTGGATTAACGGACAAGATGCTGCTACTAGATCGGCTGCTCTTAACTCTTCATATGCGGCTGTTTACTGGCCTTGGGTGCAAGTGTTCAATGCTTTTGCTGGGGCTGATCAATGGTATGATCCTTCGATCTTCGCTGCGAGACAATGTGTCTTCACAGATGCCATCTCAGAGCCGTGGTTCGCTCCTGCTGGCTTTAGACGAGGTCGCTTGACCAAGCCTACCAATACGGAGATTGTCGTTAACCAAGGCGACAGGGACGCTCTATACTCAAACTCGATAAACCCTATTTCGAATGACCCTACTACGGGAATTACAATCTTCGGTCAAAGAACCACTCAAAGAGCAGCTACTGCCCTTGATAGAGTTAACGTTCGAAGACTAATGATCTACATTCGTAAGGTGTTACTTGAGCTTGGTAAGCCCTTCCAGTTTGAGCCTAACGATCAATTCACTTGGGAACTGGTTGAAGATTCGATCAATCCATTCCTTGATGACCTTTTGGCAAGAAGAGCTATTCTTGAAGGTGCTGTCAAGTGTGACTCAACAACGAACACTCCTGCAAGAGTTGATAGAAATGAGCTTTGGTGCTCGGTTACGATTAAGCCTACGAAGGCTGCTGAAACAATCGTCTTCGAAGTCAATCTCACTAGCCAATCGGCAACCATTAACTAATTAAAATCATGGTAGATAGTTACTTAAAAAACAATTACAGAGCAAACTTCGATCCGGGTAAGACTTTACCTAAGGTCTCTACGATGCTCGACTCAGTCAGGACGTATCAGTTCGAAGTGAAGTTCTTTGGTCTCCCAGCAGAATTTATCAACACCCAGCAAGTTCTTACTGCTGCTGCAAAGCAAGTGAGTCCTGTCGGTGGTGCTGTTGATGACATTGTTGTTGACCGTCTTAATGATAAGGTTTACTACCCTGGTAAGTTTACTCCTGAGAACATTACTGTTACCTTTGACAATCAATTACTCTCTCAGACTACCCCTGCTCTTTGGAACTGGTTCAAGACAATCTATGATCCAATGACCGGCGACATGACTAAGCTTTCTGCTCCTGGTGGTGCAGGCAATAGATCATTCAAGGCTAGTAAGATGACTATCCTTGAGCTTGATAATACCAACGAGCCACATGCTTTCATAGAAGTATATGGTGTTTACCCCACTGGTGTTAGATTCTCTGAAAAGAACTACGCTTCCAACGACTTCTCAACTGTTGAAGTTACCTTCCGATACGACTTTGTTGACTACGGAAAGCTCAACCAATAAAACTTAAAGGCTACTTTGGTAGTCTTTAATCTGATTTAGGGAAATGCATCCATGCCACACAAACATGCAGATCTTGACGAACCTTCTAGCGAGGGGGCTACCTTTATCGTGAAAGATGAAAGAGCCGCTCTCCGAATGAAACGCGAGGAAACTCGTGAGACCGAAGCTAAGTATAAAGCTATAGTTGCGCGTGAAAATGCTGCTGCTAAACTAGAGCTTGCTAAGATTAGATTACGGCAAAGTGCAAGTGAGAAAGCTCGTACAAATATCGCACTGACTACGCCACTTTTATTAGTGCTGCTGATCGGTGGCTTTATAATTATGTTAGGTACGGGAGCTATCCAAGATGAGCACGTCAGTGTAGCATCTGCCCTACTTACCCTGGTTGCTGGATCTCTTATGCAAAATTTACGGTCCATCGTTTCTGAGGGTGCTGCTGAAGCTTCTGATGCTAATGGTAAGGGAAATGAAGAACTCCCTAAGACTAGCTCACCTAAATCTAAGTCCTAATTTCAACTAGCCTTCTTCCTAAATATAAGGAGAAGGCTATTTGTCTATTATAAATTATGGATTTTTTCAAAGAGTTATTAGAAAGTTTTAGTAGGGTTCATGATAGGTCTTTGAGACTATTGGAGATTTCGGAGAAGTCGCCCGAAGCGGACGCTTTAATAGCTACTGCTAAATCTACGTTCAAAGGAACATCCCAAAACAGCAATCCTACGGTAGGTACAACTCCTTCTGGTAAGCCTGTAGGTGTGTATCTTACTAGAAGTGGAGTCCCTAAAGGAGGTTATATGGGGAATGATGGGCGAGTGGAGCGGTATCAATATAACCTGGATGATACTGAAGGCTTAAATAACTTCTATGGGCTTTTTTCTGAAGGTGGCGATACCGACAAGCTCAAAACTGAAAAGGTAAGTCAGGCTACTCCAGCAGGAGCAACTATAGGGAATGCAGCGTTTGAGTCTGATGAGGCTAGAGAAGATACGGTTAGTGCTTTTGACCGTATGGGGAGAATATTACCAGAGGCCCTTGAAAAGTCTGGGCTAGATCCATCCAAATATGGAAGATTGTTCGTTGGGGCAACAAATGAATCCTTTGAAAAGAGATTATCTGAAAGTAATAAATTTCTAATTTACAACGAAGAGGTCGATGGTTACGAGTTTGTAGAAGGAGTTCTTTCTGATGCTACTGTTGTTGGAGTAGCAGAAACTATGGAAAACATGTTGGAGTCTCTGTCTAACGGGGAGTGCCCAGCAGGAGGAGGAGACATATACGAGCAGACTTTTACGGATAACATTAAAAAAACAAAAAGAGGTGAGATTGTTATTACCCCCGAGGGAGGTGATATTTCTCAAGGTCTTGTATTTACGGATGATACAAGAGGAAGAAGGAAGAACCTTGGCACTATGAAAGATGTCATAAATAAAGCATTTGAATTGTGCGGGCAAGAAATACCAGAGATTGATGTTTTAGGTGCTATAGGTGAGGGAGGAAAGTCGGATAACAATACTATAGGTACTGGTTTCGAACTGTTTCAAAAGCTAGCGGCCATTTCAATAAATATTGACAGGTTAACTTCTGAGAACACGCCAACTCCAAAAGCTCTTAGAAAGGAGCTTGAGCGTACAAAACTAGAATTTCTTGAAAAGATGAAGGGCCTCACGGAGGCAACTGCAAAAGCATTTAAAGTGCAAAGAGAAGTAGGTCTAACCCCTGACGATTCGGCATTTATTAATAATTTAAGAGAGCTATTTGAAATACCGGAAGGAGAGGATACTACTTTATTTATAAGAATGGCTGAACTGTCGATGACCATCATGAAGGACAGAAATCCAAAATTTGTAACCGAGGCTGGAGGTGAGACTAAGTTTGGTAATCGCCAAGACATTAGAGAATACTATTCTACTGAAAAGGAGGGTAAAGCCGCTTTGAAAAAAGCAGGACTAGATGATTCAAACTTTTCGATGAAGACTCTTAAAGAAATGATTGAAGGAGGTCATATGAGCAAAAGAGAAGCTCAAGCCGCTCTTTCGGTGGGGCTTGCACCAGACCTCGAAACACCCGTCGCTGTGTTAAAAACTAGC